TATAGTCTCGCACGTTAACGTGTGAGTTTGAAATTGCAACCGGTGGCTATATTTAAATCAGCACTGGGCCCTGAGTCAAATTGGGGTGAGCCTTTTCCCGTTCCGTTACTACTCCTCTGGTGTTGGAATTAATAATTGGGATTTGTGTCGTTAATTAATTTTGGTGATGCTTTCCTTCATTTTATTAAATCTAATGCTCTGAGTAGTGGTAGTGGAATCGTTTCAAAGCCATGAATAGACATGGCGTCTTATTTTCTAGAAACTGATAAGATGGATAAACCCTTTGTCTCATGTCAACTAATTCTTAAAAGGGGTTAGGAATTATGCTGTTTTATAAATTTGAGTAAGTTTCATCGTGCCGTCGATCCTTGGAGTAGCGCTGTAATGAGCCAATTCAAATAAGATCGATTTACATCTTTGGTTACCGCGTAGTCGTTCTACGTAGGCTTAGATGTATGACTAACAGAAAACCGTGTGTGCTTTTGGTGGCCAGCTGACGGTATATAAGATAAGGACGTCACAACGTAGTCCTGAGCCTCTGTTCCGTTTTGTTCGTACGGAGCATTAGAGTATTCCGAACAAATCCTTCTCGTGATAAAGGTTCGCGGGGTAATCCTAAACCTCGTAAATCTACTAAAAAGACCTTAAGTAAGATTTCAAGAGACAAGGCAAGAATGGCTAAATTTGGGCCTGAATATTCTAGCGATAACGCTGGAGATGGACCTAAGAGCTTAGCTAAGAAGATTCGTCAGAAACTCAAGAAAGCATCTCGGAAAGTGGGAGGTGCTATGCTGAAAACTGGAGTAAGTATGGTGGGTCAACAAGCTGAGAATGTGGGTCTTCCCTCAAGTTTGGTCAACAAAATCGAGAAGAAAGTTAATAGGGCTATTGACAAGAAAATTGTTGGTAGTGGTTTGTACCGTGGTAGGGGTGCTTATGAAATGAACAAACTGATGGCTGGTTCTGACCATGTGCCGGAGACGTTTTTATCAGTTGGTGATGAAACTGGTGATATCATAATCACTAGGAAAGAGTATATCACTGACATTTTTTCTCCGGTCGATCCTGGTGGATTTAATAACACAACATATAGTGTCAACCCAGGTTTGCAGCAACCTTTCGTCTGGTTATCTCAAATAGCACCTAACTACACTGAATATAGATTTGAACAGCTTGTATTTGAATATCGGCCTGTTATAAGTTCGACAACTTTGTCGGGTGCGATGGGCACGATCATAGCAGCATTCAACTATAATGCAGCCGCTGTCCCTTTTGTTAATAAAGTCCAAATGAACGAGTACGATGCCGCCAAATCTTTTCGTCCTTGCGATGCCCTTCGCTTGGGTGTTGAGTGCGATCGTTCTAAAATGGCACAGGGCACCTTGTTTACAAGGGCCGGGAGTGTTCCCATAGGTCAAGATATAAAGACTTATGATGTAGGAACTTTTCAGATAGCGACTTACGGACTCCCTGATTCAGTGTTCCCAACGGGAACACAATTGGGTGAGCTGTGGGTGTACTATACTGTTAGGTTATCTAAACCTCAATTGTATGACTCTCTTGGTTATGCTGTCCCACGAGACAGTTTCTTTGGTAAGCAGGGTGATGCCATCTTGCCGTTCGGACCAGTCCCTTATAAGAGTAGGTCCAATAAAATTGGAGGAGTTCTTCAAAATATAAGCACTGGTGCAGCCCAGCAATACATTTTCCCTGACAATTTTCAAGGATACGTTCGTGTTCTTGTGTTTGGGAATGATAATGTAGCTGGCGGGAGTGGTCTCAATTGGCTTATCACAATTTTTGGTAACATTGAGACCGTTCCTGATTTGTCAGTGACGTTTGGTAGTGCCGATTCACAATGTGCAGCTGTCGGATCACAGTATTTTATGCGGGTGATTGACTTGTATGTTTATCGTCCTACCGCTGGAGGAACTAACTTAATTCAGTTTGCCGTAACTGGGTTAAGTAGTCCATTAGATATTGCTTGGTTGGATATTATTCAATATAATACCTTACTAGGACCAATGGCTTCCTCTGGTACGACCCCATCCAATTACGTGCCTGCTTTTTAATTAGCTTAATTATTGTTACACACTGTTACAATTAATTAATTAATTTATAATTCACTACTTATATAATCTTAGAATGTAGTAATAATAATATTATCAACTCAAACACCTTTACGTATGAATGACAATCATACACCAATGCTTCCTGTTTAAATGCGATAAGGGCGCGATGGTTCCCGATAAATGAAACAGTGGTCTTTTATTAGGCTGCGACTGAGGTTACTACAAACGCCATTTGATTCCTATGTAATACATTTGCTATCACTTGGTCAAGCAGGTAACTATAGGAGACGTGATGCGATGTCGACACACCTTCCCGCGCAGGTGTTAGTGGTGGTAAACCGTTGGAGCATACCACCTTCGTTATCCCAGGAGGTCCTCACACATTTATCAACCAAAGGTAGTGTTTCGAGACGAATCTTAAATTCTCGACGCGGTGGAGTCCCTTCTCTTCATAACACATAGTGAGAAGTAAAGCTAATAATTCTAACATGGTTCTTTCTATGCCAGCGTGCGGCAAGCACGTGAACAGTGAGTCGCGGGGATTATTTCTATCATCATTCATTGGATCGTCAATCCGATGTTTTAAATCAGTTGTGATAATTCTGATTACATTTGCCCAAATTTTACTATCATTCTTTGTAAATAGAAAAAATAAAAATAAAAATAAAAGTAGTGAATTTCTATGTGTAAACACAAAACGTGACCCAAGCTTAAGCAACATTCGATTTTCAGGGGGCATGAATGTTGCAGTAGCTAATAATCAACAACTGTTAGTACAACCAGCGCCTCAGGGAGGCGTAAACCAAGCTCCGGCACAGGCCGTGAATCCAGCACCTGTACTAGCAAACGGAGTGGCGCCCGCAAATGCGCCTCAACAGCCTGGTGTCGCGAGAGGTCGTGATGGCAGGAGACAAAATGGAGGGGGTGGACATAGAGGAGGTATGCATGATGTCATTGATTTGGTACAAAACATACTTCAATTAGTGCCTATTCCCAATCGAGATCAAAATAACAACAACAATAATAACAATAATGGTGGTGGTGGTAATGGTGATGGTGGTGGAGTAAATGTTGGTAACGATGTTGAAGAAGCCGCTTTCATTGTTGCACAGACACCTAATGTGCAATGTCTAATGGAATCACATACTAAGAATGCTTTTTATGAGTATAATTGTATGGGCTCACCTTATTGTGGGATGGTTTCTATTGATGTGGCGTTGGGTATCACACCCGATTTGAAGGCATATAATGCGTTATCTCGTGAGTTTGGTCGCGTGGAAGTTGGAGAGAGAGAATTTCTTAAACAGTACGCGTGGTCAAGAAATGTCAACCTGGTGATCTGGGTTGAATACACTCATGGTGGACTCAAACGCGAGCTAAAATTTGAGTACACTAACATGCCAACTCACAAATATATTCATTTGGTTTTGAGAAGGATGGATGGGGGAATTCCTAGAAGAGATGATCTCTTTGATGGTAATAATGATCCTATCATGTTTCAAGGCCATTATTATTTGTGCACGCGTGTGAATGGTGATTATTCGAATTTAGAATTGCCAAAAATTGTTATGAATAAAACTGATCATGATGTTTATGTGGGATTGTTCATGGTATTTCTTGCTGTGGTTGCGATTCTATTTACTGATGTTATTATCAGTTCCATATTAATATCAGAAATTAACAGCTTAGTTCATAGTAACAACTATTCGTGGTTGTCATGGATCATGTTGAAGTTTCATTTATTGGTTATGTCAAATCAATGGTGGTTAACGCCGTTAAAATTTTTTGTAGCAACCTATATTTGCTTCGATAAGAAGGTTACGTTTTTGTATGGTGCGATTAGACTTAATCCATCAAATGATGACGTTAGAGCCGTTCGAGATAGAAGGGATAAGGCGAGTTGTAATGATCATTATCAAGTTGTGATTAAACGATTTGGTTGGAGATTTTTAACAATTCCGATTTATTCTTTCGAGTATTCTAAGTATATAGTGTCAGTTGTTAGGGCTGTGCAGGCTATCAAAGAAATTCAGTTAGTCCCCGAAGCCGATCGAGTGAAGGTTGGTTTAGGGATTTTAAGACTGAACATTGCTAATACAAATGATTCAATTTCTAATATATATGCAGATACCAATTGTTATGTTAATGATTGGTTAAAGTACTCTAAGATCTCTGATAGTGCTAGTTTCATTGTTAGAACTGTGGCGTATAATGCTAATGGAATCACTAGTTATGTGCCAAACATGAATGCCATTAAAACAAATCAGGAAGGTTTGTTTGAAGGTAATCATAATGCAGTTTTTAATGGAATTAGATTTCAAGGAGGTTTTATGAAGAAATTGAAAAGAAATATTGTTGCTTATTCGCCTGTTAAAGGTGTTTTTACTGACTTGGGGCAGTTGGGTCCTGGGAACGTTTGTGTAACGGATCCTTATTCGTTAATAGCTGCGTTCGTGGGTCGCTCAATGTCTTCGCCTGTCGTGAGTTCAGATGAAGATGTTAAATTAATGGGTGAATTTCTCGATTTTGGCAAGTCTTTCTTAGATCGTCACATAGATTCTGTCGATTTAGATGGAATTAGTGAAGAAGATCCGTGTAAGTATTTTGAAGAGTTATATTATGGTAAACGTAGTGTAGCTTGGATTAAAAATATGGTCGAATCTTATCGGTTATTTGAGAAGGGTTTGATGAATAATGATTTCAATAGGTGTTCTTGCTTTGTAAAGTTAGAAGATTCCACTAAAGTGGTTGATGGTGAAGCTAGGGTAAGACCTCGGCTGATCATGACTATGTCGAATAGATTATTAATTGAAATGTGTCAAATCATGAAATTGATATCTAGGTGGAATGACGGCAGTTTCAAGGAGTTTCAAGTGAAACATATGGAAGTTGATGATTTTATAAGGAAAGTGGAGCACATGTCAGAGAGAAATCATACTGTAACAGATTACTCATCCTTCGAGGGAAGCATATTTGGTAGAATGCGGGAGTTAGAACACCATGTTATCTCACGATTGTGTGGTAGGGCTAACATGCCAAATACATTGAAGGTATATGAGGAGGTAGCACTAAAACCAAGACGTCTTTATACTAATATGGGATTAGTTTTCCGTATTAATTCAAGGTGTTCAGGAGATTTTGTTACTTCTTTTGGTAATGGTATAGTTAATGTGTGTTTAATGGCTTTTTGTGCATTTAAGAATGGGGCTGATATGTCTCGATTTACAATGATAGCAGAAGGTGATGATGGATTATCCGATCCGACGTATGTTAACGTGCCGTTACTAAAACAATTGGGTTTTAAGTTCAGTTCAGAGTTGCTGGGTTTTCTGCCTGGTGATGTTGATTTCCTTAGGAGAAGATGGATGGGTGGGTTATGTTATTTGAATGTGGGCAGGGTTCTCAAAAATATCTTTTGGGTCTTAACGACAGAGAACCTTTCTTTCAGAAAACAGATGGCTATATTAAGATGTAAAGGCTTGAGTTTGCATTATAGTAGTCCTGGTCATCCTATCTTATATGAAATCGTTAATAGAATAGAACGTCTAACAAGGGGGTTTTATTCATTTAAAGGCATTCAGAAATGGGTGTCTAATTACAACCATTTTGGAGTTGATGTCGATGAAAACACTTCTTATCCCAGGAGTGTAGGTGTTAACGAACAAATGAGATTAGCAATAGCAGAAGGAGCTATGGGGTTTCCTCCAATACCATATGTCGTGCAATTGGAACTCGAGCGTCGTATTAGAGATGATGAATATATTTATATAGGTTCATTGTTGGATGAATATGATGACATAATGGGTGCTAAATTGTGTGAACAATGGAAAAGCAATGAAGAATTAGAGTTCTCGTCAGAGATGCTTCAAGCGCTGGACATAATCGGAGTTAAACCCGAGCTTCTATAATCATATATATCATATTCATATTAGGTAATAGAGTTGTAAATAGGTAGTTAGTTATTTATTTGTTTATTGTGTGTGATATATATTCATAATTGTTTGTTTCGATTTTTGTGTCACCTTGATCGCAAGGCTCCTAGGCTTTCAAGGTGGGTTTGCTGGATGGAGAGCTGCATGTGGGGGATTACATGCTCGGTGGTTGAGCAACTAACACGGCGTGGTGCACCGTGTTTTTTTTCGCGGGAC